TTAGACCATACTAACGATATGTATGTAGATGATGAGGGTTTACTTAAAAACCCAAACCGATACTTTAAATATGGTCAACGAACCCTCGCAGGAAAGGGACTAATACTTGCCCACAATGATGAAGGTGAAAGCGTAGGAACTACTTTAAGTAGTGCCGAAGTATTCGAAAACGTTGAGTTTTTACCAGAGGGTCATACAGAAGAGCCTTATATGGAGTTCTTCGAGGTAAGGAGTTAATTATGCCAAACCATTGTTTTAATAAAATATCCATCAGCGAGGGAAATGCTGATGGTCAGAGTTTACAAGTATTAGTCGAGTCGCTTAAAAGCGAAGAAAATCAAACTGATTTCGATTTTAATGCAATACTACCGATGCCACCAGAATTAGAAAACGTGGGTTGGGGGGAAGCAGAAGAAATGAATGATATTGAAAAAGCTAAGTACAAAAAAGAGTTCGGCTCTACTAGTTGGTACGATTGGCGTGTCGATAAGTGGGGTACTAAATGGAACAGTTACAACTGTGAGATAGTAGAGCACGAGGACGATTATGTGGTTTATACCTTCGATACCGCATGGGGTCCACCAACAGGAGTTATCGAAGCGTTACGAGAACAATGCCCTGATTTTAGTATTAGTGCATTTTATGATGAACCAGGAATGGAAATGGCGGGGTACTACTAATGACACTTAAAGAATTAATGGCGGAAACGCACACCCTTGTAGAGTTTTTTAACTCGTTAACAGACGTTGACGTAGAGATGATTACTTTTATAGATGAAGCACAAGATGAAGGTAAGTCTCCCAATTTGAAGGAGTTTTTAGCTTTGTTTAAGAACGATACACGACCGTTAAACGAGTTGTTATCTGATATATCGTTGAAATATATAGAGTATTGGCATAAATATAAACCAGAAACAGCAGGGTTAATTAAACCAACACTTCACTGGTACGATCCTGACCATAAGCCAGAAGTTGTTACCATTTCTGATAATGAAAATAATGTACATTGATCGTGTATTATAAGGCTGGTTTATAATCGTATGCTGCACTATATAATAAACTTATGTTAAAACTATACAAGAACATTTTCGGAAGTCCCATTAACGGTTTTTATAGTTTACCGTTATTGGGCAAACGTGTGACTAGGATTGAACCTTATGAAATCCTCNTAAAAGCGAGGTTAGGTTAAAAGTAAATGAGAACTAAACCAACATGCACTAGTCGCACACCTATTTTAAAAGTTCCATGTGGAAAAGAGGGTTACACCAGAACAAACTTGACTAGCGTGTGTAATCAAATAGTCAACGCAGGTCGCTCCTGCGATGCACATTGTTCCCTCGCTTTTACAAATTTCATAACTAAGAAAGGAGAAATATATGAAAAACCTAGAAGAAAACTTACTTAAGATAGTTGACTCTATCGAAGGTATTATAGACACTCAACGCAGTGTTCAGGAGTTTATGCAAGGACAGTTAGAAGCTAACGAGTTCCTAGCTAAACGCATAAAAGAACTAGAAACTAGAGTCCTTATGGCTGAGAATGACAAAAACGTCATGAGTGCTATTTCTGGACTTATCCCTACTACCGAGATACGTGATGTTAAGTCTACAAGAGATTAAACAGCAAACACTACCGCATATCAGCGACTTAGTCGTAGACAGGTGGGGTCACCAACTAGGTGAAGAAACAGTGTTAGAAGCTTATGACTGGGTAGTTGAAGTTATATATGACTATCACCGAGTTTACGAGCCCTATCAGTCTATCAAACATAGTGATGTAGAATACTTTTTTAACATCTGGTGTGACCAGCATTTCGCTGATCCAGCACCTGCTGAACCTCATGACGAATGGGGTGCACCTCTACAGGAGGCAAACTAATGAATAAAGTTATATGCAATATGTGTAGCGAGGTTTTTGGAAGTGATGATGACTTAGTTTTTATGGAAGATGAAGAAGGACATTACAAAGGTTGTGGAACTTGTAAAACTGATGGTTATTTAATGGATATGGAGGAGAGTAACGATGGCAAATAAATTTCATTACGGCAACGGTTACAACAGTGAGAACTCTATAGCCATAGTATGGTCTATCGAAGACGTTAGGTATCAACTTGAATGCGTTAACGATAACAACAATATTGAATTAATACTTGATGATGACCAGTGTATGGAAGTGCTTGGTCATGTAGAAGATTGTCACGATGCTGAATACGGAGTAAGTTGGGAAAACCTTTATCAAGGTATCAGATATTGTTTTGAAGAGGAAATAAACGAGATGAAGAAAAAACTATGGGACTCTTTTTGTAGTCATATATATACAGAGTATTTAACAGAAAAACGCAGGGAACAAGAAACAGATATTAAAACTCTTGAGAAGTATGTTGAAGATAATAAAGAATGGCTGGAGGGTGAGTATGGCAACCGATAAAACTGAGTGGTATAAAGAAAACCATATAAGCCACAGAGGTGTGCGATGGGGTAGTATCACTAGGGTGGAAGACTGGGCTAAAGAGCGTGGTCTTATAGATAAAGAACCAGTTACTACCCATAATACAGATGGTGAAGAAGTTATACATCTTCCAATACCTGATAAACAGATGTTGAAATTATTAGAGGAAGTTGGTGAAACAGCTAGAGCTGTTCTCTACCACGATTTTGATGAAATACGTGATGGCATTGGTGATTGCGTAGTATGTTTGATAGTATTAGCAGCACAGTGTGGCATGACTTTAGAAGAGTGTATGGACGAAGCATGGGATGAAATAAAAGACCGCACTGGTAAACTCGAAGATGGCTTATTCAAAAAGGATGGCGACTTCTAGTGCTAGGTTACATTGGCTTTGCTCTTTTATATAATATAAGGGTAAGTTAAACAAACTATTAAAGAAAGGAGAAATATATGAGTAAACCTACATTGCAGAAAACCTACGAAAAAATGACTATGATTGAGCAAAATCATGATAAGTTAGTTTTGTTAGCTGTTAAACATGATGATGGCAGACCAGCAGTTGTTCTAGCTATTCGAGACGGTGACAGTATGACACCTGTAGCGGAGATGCTAAACCAGGAACAGTGTGATTCTATGTACCCTGACTGGGATTATAGTCACAAGATTATTGCCGTTGTTGAAGGTGCTAGAGAATTAGAAGATAGGGTGGGCGTCGATGCTTTCGATGGTCAATACCCTAAAATAGATGAGTATTTTACAAATGCCGACTTCTAATTGTAGATTATGTCACGAGCATATACCTGAGGGCAGATTGTCCTTAGGTTATGTGACTTGTTTGGTATGTGGAGAAGCCGCAGCCAACGACTTAGCGGAAAGCCGCAAAAAGCAGAGTGCACCTGCTTACAATAAAGGTGCATATCAATATATAACTATTAATGATACTAAGAGTATCGGGAGATAACTATGAGTGAAGCTAAAGATAAAAAGTGTGTCATCTGCACAGGCGATTTAGATGTAAAGAAAACACCTGAGGGCAAGGTCTATTGGGATCAAGGCGAGAACGCTGAGCCGTATGCCACGGGTAGATGTTGTTCTAGATGTAACGATACGTTCGTTATACCTGCACGAATGGAGGCTATCTATGGATAATCTAACAGAAAAACAAGCAGAGTATTTACCATACTTTGTTATGCTTGATCTTATGCAAGAGTCGGGACAGATGAATATGTTCGGAGCACCTGCAAAACTACGAGAAATACATCCTGGATTAGGCAGACGCCAAGCTGTAGACGTGGTCAGTGAGTGGATGAAGACTAAGACGGTGGCTAGTGATGAGTAGACCTTGGAATGGTAGTTGCGAAGATTGGTTACATGGTGACGAGCACCTGATCGATATTGATGACTCAGATACCGATGACTCAGAACAACCAGAGTATGTCGATCCTGGTGAGTATGTCCCCCCTTGTGAAAGGATCTGATGTGTGTGATTTAAAAAACAATTCGTCACCCTAAAAGCTCCTCGATGGATTGTTCTTTGACCCCGCTTCGGCGGGGTTTTTTATTGCCTTATTATTCTATTGTATTGTTATCTGGTAAAAGAAAAAAGTTTTTGAAAATAATTCTCTTGATTGGCTAATATCACTAATATACTAATAGAATCAAGCTACAAGGCTCTTGGTCAGTGGATTGTTGTGAGTGTCAAAAGTAATAGATTTTCTATTAGTTATTACAAATGTATGGTAAGATACCTAGAGGGCATGAGAAAAGTATATAATAATATTGTTTTACAATAATATATCAATAACATTATGCAAACCCAGGAGATACGAATGAAACAGCTAACATACACCTCATTAATGCCGACAGAAGATGGTAAAGCTTTCATTGATGACAAGGGTAAGACTTGGCAACCACTCAACTCTAAACAAAAACTGTTTTGTAAAGAGTATTTCAAAGGACAAACAGCCACTGAAGCTGCTGTCAAAGCAGGGTATACCAAAGACAGGAAGGGTGCAAAGACACAAGGCAGTGTATTACTAAATCATAACCCTGTTGTACGAAACTACCTCATAGACTTGGAAATCTCAGCCTCTGAGAAGGACGCAGTTTCCCTAGAGAATCATTTGTCCACTCTCCACGAACTACGGGAGGAGGCAAAAGAACAAGGTCAGATATCCGCAGCTATCACAGCCGAGGTCCATCGAGGCAAAGCTGGTGGACTCTACATTGATAGACGCGAGATACTTACCGCGAAGATTGACATGATGTCCAAAGACGACATACTTACTCGACTTGAAGAGATGATCAAGAGACGAGCAAGTGATTCGAACGTCATCGAAGGTGAGTTTACCAAAAAGGATTGAGCTCACTCTATCGTTTGCTCTACTACTCTACTCTATCAATCACTCTACTCTACTCTATACACTGACCACGTTCCCTTACCCATACACTGTTCTCTTCGTCTCTTCGTCTCTTCTTCCATTGTTCGTTGTCCCCTGTAATCTGTCCATTATTAGTGCATAAAATAAAAGTAAATAAGTTTAGTTCTTTGGTATACATTCGCAAAGTAAAGCACTATAATATATTCAAGTTCAGCAATTAAGCTGGGTGGTTTTTCAAGAAAGGAGAAATACTATGAAAAACAAAACTATAGAAAAGAAAGCAACTAATAACTTCACTTCATTTAAAGTGCAAGGTAATGGAAGAAGATTTGATAAGTCTTCAGTCATCACTTTGAATACTGTTGCTAACGCTAACAAGCTACCTCATCAGGCACAGTGCATCCTATCCGCACTTGCTAGTGCCGAGGGCAACAGTCTGACTGTTGAACAGCTAATAGGTGAGGACGTTGCAGGATTAAATTCAGCACTTGACAAAGTAGTTGAGTTCAATACAGTCCAGACCCCTGCCAAGATATGGCAGTTCTACAAGAACAGGCTAATCAAGTCTGACTTCATCACAGTAGCTTAACAGCTACTGACTGACGAGCCCACTGCATCGCGGTGGGCTTTTCTTTGCCTGTCTTCCTCTCTTATTCGTCTACTCTATCTGCTCTGCTACTCGCGTATTCGCGACCCCTATACCCCCTTTTTCGCTTACTCGCTGGGACCCACCCGCCCTCCCCTGGACTTGCATCCTCTTTTGCAACTAGTTTATGAATAAGTCCCTATGATAAAAATTTTGCGAGA